ACCAACGAGCATAGACGGCGTTGTTACCGGAGGTAACGTTGGCGGCATTGCCCATAAGTTGGTTGATCTCAGGAAGAGTCACCTGAAGGTATGTGCGGTAAGCAAGATCACCGTTGCGGCTGATGATGCAGGTCACACGGCGGCCGAAATCGGCTTGGCCGTTGAAGGTTTGCTCAATTGACTCAATAGCAAAGTTTGTGTAGCGTCTGTAAGTTACTTTCCAGAAAGTAATTTGAGGGTTACCTGTAAGGTAAACGTCTTGGGCGCCATAAGCGACAAGTTGCATTAATCCACCTCCCATAGTTATAATATTGCTAAAGAAAAAATTTTTTTGGAAATTAATTTAATTAATTAAATTAAATTAATTGTATACTACACGTTTATGATAAAATTTTATTCATATCAAAATTGCCCTTCACGAATGAAAGAAGATAAGAGTCTAATAAAACCTCTTTTTTCCCCTCATGATTTTTGGTAAAAATGTATGAATCATTTCTTTTCTTAATGCTCCATCCATCATTGATTGCATTGAATAAGAATAGCATTTTTTGAAATTTAATATTGTCTATCTTAATGTCGTAATTTTGACCAGTTTCATTTTCAATATTTACTCTTAATTCAATTTCACTCATTTATTTAATTTCTAGAAAAGTAAAACAAAGTTTTAACTTGAATTAACAAAGACTCCTAAAATGCAAAATAATTGCGCAAATATAATATATATTTACATCAATAAACTATTAAATAAAAAATATTTATAAATATTAGATTACTAAATATGCCTTCGTTTAAGCCTAAAACTGTAAAAAAAATAAAAGTAAATAAAAAAACATCAACAACATTAGATGGAAAGCACAAAGAATTTGTGAATGAATTTAATAAAGATGAAAATGATAGAATACCTAAATTAAAAGAAGAAAAAGCTGCAATAATTGCTATTTTGAAAAAAGAAGAGGAACAAAACAATGAGGAAAAAACTCTTAGTATTGAACAAATCATGGACTATCAAGATAAATTGAGAGATATAACAGCTGAAATAAAACTTCTAAAGTCCAAAAAAGTGGAATACTTTTTAGATAACTCTAAATACATATTTGATTATTTTGAAAATAAAAAAGACATTTCTATAGGAAATGCCGTAACAAATAAAAATAAAAAATTAGAATCGTTTTTTAAGATTAACCCTACTGCGGACAATTCTAATGTAATTGAAAGCAAAAATAACAACATTTTTCAAAAGTATTTGAGCAATATAGATGAGACTTTCTTAGATATAAATTCTTTTTTACGTCCAACTGATGTTTGTCAATCGTGCTATAAAGGTGAATTAATACCCATGGATGATGAAGGTGTTTTGATTTGCAATTTATGTTTTAAGAATGTTCAATATTTGATTGAAAATGAAAAACCATCTTACAAAGAACCGCCCAAAGAGGTGTGTTTTTATGCGTATAAGAAGATTAATCATTTTAAAGAGATTTTGGCTCAGTTTCAAGGAAAAGAGACTACTCAAATTCCGGCTGAAGTTATTGAAAATCTTAAATATCAAATCAAAAAAGAGAGAATAGAATGTTCCAAATTAACTTATTATAAAACCAAAGAACTGTTGAAGAAACTTGGTTATAACAAGTATTATGAACACATAAATTTTATTAAAGATAAATTGGGAATTAAACCTCCAATTATCTCTCAAGAGTTAGAAGAGACATTGTGCAATTTCTTTATGGAAATCCAATATCCTTACGCCAAGCATTGTCCAGACTATCGTGTAAATTTCTTGCATTACTATTATGTACTTTATAAATTGTTTGAATTGCTGGATGAAACACAGTATCTTCCAGAAATTCCAATGTTAAAGGATAGAGAGAAGTTGATTGAACAAGACACTATTTGGAAAAAAATTTGCGAGGAATTAGATTGGGAATTTATTGCGACTATTTAAATTTAAATTTAAATTTGAGTGTATGTTTATAATTTGTCCAATTGGCTTTCCAATCTACTTTTTTTTGCTTCTGCTTCTTCTAAAAGATTTGATAAAACCATATATCTATTGTATCGGTCTTGTGATAATGTGACATAAGCGTCTCTATCAGTTCTTATAGAGAATTTTGGCATAGAAGCTTTGTCTATCATGCGGCCTGTTACAACTGGTCTTACGGTTGCCAAAATTTGTTGACTTTCTGATGTTAATCTTTGTATAGTTGCTTTTACTTGGTCAAGTTCATCGTCTGCTGCAACTCTTCTTCTATAATAAACGTTTGACTCGCGCCAATTAGATTCAACTACTCTAACCCACCCAAGAGCTTTTGTTGCAGCATCTAATGCTGCATATTGTCGTTCATCTAAATGAATTTTGGGTGTATTTGTTGCTCGCAAATTTAAGTCATCGCTTGGTTGTCTTCTTCTATAAATAGTAGTTTGGTCCCATTGAGGGCCTTCGGTGCCAGATGCAACCCAATTTTGTTTTTCTTGTTGAGGCAACGTGTTATATTCTTCTTGACTAATTCTAGCATTTGGGTCTCTTGCAATTTCTTGCATTCTTCTGGCTGCAGCATCAATCCTTCTTTGGTCCTCTTCTCGGGTTCTCCTTATTTTTTGGTTTCCTATTTCTGCATTTGTATTTTTAATATGAAAACACTCAACGGAATAATGTGATTGTTCTTCTAATGGCAATCTCATAAACTCCCGTTGTTCAACTCGTTCAGGGAGTTGTCCCCAATTCCTTACTCCACCTTTCATTAAGCGTTTTTTATGTTTTCTAGTTTTTTTTCCTCCTTTCATTCGTCTTTTTCCACCATGGCCAAGGTTACCAAATGATGTCACAACATCTGAAAAACTATTTTCACTTGACTCATCGCTAGCCGCGGTTGTATTATTGCTTAAATTCAAAGATTCATCATTAGCAGCATTAAATTGCCCCAATAGATTTGTAGCAACTGGTCCAGAAGAAACAGGTGTGGGGGCTGCATCACTTAACATTGATTCTGATGTAGTATTATTGCTTGGTTCATCATAATCATCTAAATCATGTAATGAACTATTTGTTGAAATGTCTGATATAGGCGTGAGTTGGCCTCCACGTCTTCTACTCCCATTCTTGACGCGTCTTCTACGAGATTTTAAATTCTTTCTTGATCTAGTCATTGTTTCAAGTATATAATAATATGATAAAATTTAATTATCGTATTATTTAGTTATTAAATTGTGAGTTATTTAAAGCCCACCGGGGAAACCAACAAGATTGGCACCAATGCCAAAGCCAGCACCAGAACGAGTGGTGACAGCGATGCTGGGGACATATGTGTCCAAAATGCTAAATGTGGCAGCGGCAGTTAACGCAAGCAAAACAATCTCCTCAACGTTCAAGGAGCGTTTAGGGATGGCGTATGCGGCAATAGCGACCATCAAACCTTCCACTAAGTACTTGATGACTCTTTTGACAAGCTCGGCGATATCAAACATCTATATTAAATAAAAAGAAAAAAATATATTGTGCGCTAAAAAAACTTAAAATCAATATATGTCTAAATTATATAAATGGTAGTTCATTCAAAGGTAAAAAAGCCCGAAGGTTTGGAAGACGAAACCCATGGGTTTGAAAAGAAAACCAATAAAACTGGAGAGATAAATCCTAAATATGTGGATGTCTTGGATGAAGACAAGCCTATTGCCGGACAAAAGTTTGTCTGTATTTCTTTTATTTCTCCTGAAAAAATTATTAAGCAAAAGGAGTTGTTCTTTTTTGAGGAATTCCTAAAGAAGTGGGAGTTTTCAAAGAGTATGGAAAAGTTTGTTCAGTTCCTAAATTTCATTAGTTACAAATATAAGCTAACATTTGATGATATTTCAAAGGATTTTAAAGAGTTTTTGACTGAAGAGCAAGCTGGTTTTGTTGATGGTGGCATGGAGGCCGATTACAAGACTTTCTTAGACCAGAATGAGGAAGATCTTGAAAATGCATTTAATACTAAAAACAATTTTCAGACATCTACTCGCGGAATCAAAGTTCGTGGCGCTTATCCTACCATGGAGGAGGCCGAGTTGCGTTGCAAGATGTTAAGAGAGTTGGATCCCAATCACGACGTCTTTGTTGGTCCCATTGGTTTATGGATGCCTTGGGACCCCGAGGCTTACAAAACTGGTCGTGTGGAGTATATGGAAGAGGAATTGAATCAATTGATGCACGAGAAGAATAAGAACGAGAATTTTGCCAAGTCTGCATTTGATCAGCGCGTTAAGGAGACCAAGAAGAAGGCCATTGAGGAGAACATCAAGTTGGCTGAGAAGACTGGAGCTACTCTCACACAAACTATTGATGAGGAGGGCAATCTTATTGGTGTGAATAATGCCAACACTCAAGAACGATCATTGAAGGACCAGGAGACCATTTCAGCTGCCGACATTCGTGCTGAGTTGTTTGAGGGTGAGAATATTATTGTTGGTAAGACTGACAATGGCCAAAGCGAGCTTTTAAGTGGACCTTTTGCCGTTAAGGATAAGAGCGATTAAATCTATCTACAAAATTACATGAAATAATAAACTAATAAAATAAATTTAGAGCTTATAAAGTTATAAATTTATTTACCACTTTGTCTTTTTAACGCTAATTTTTGGACCTTGTCCGCGTTTCTTGGTGTTATTTGGGTCATATTTCTCATCTTCTTCATCCGAGTTAATATCCTTGCTAAGTTCCCAGAATTCTTTTGAACCCAATTTGAAATCATTGTGTGAATCGGCCTTGTACCAGAATACTTGTTCGTGCAATCTATTTGATTTTGCGTTATTATTAATAACTAAGCACTCATAATTTTCCGTGCATTGGTCCATGACCTGACAAAAAGATTCAAAAGTTGGAAACATACCAGCATAATTCTCATAAATGCGCTTTCTATTTGCAATATACGGTTCTCTCAGAATAAACACGTAATCTATGTTGGTTCTCAGTGTGGGAGGAATACCAAGTGGATATTGCATTGTTATGATAAGCATGATCTTCCAATGTCTCCCGTTCATAAAGAGAAGACGCATCATTTTATCACGAGTCCATGTTCCGTCATACAAACAATCATCAAGAATCACAAATGCTCGGGGGTCAATTGTACTGCGTTTAAAAGTCTCCATCTCTTTTTTAATTTGTTTTAAAACAGACTTTTGCCGCTTCAAAATGTTTTCAACAATTGCAGTATTGTATTCATTGTGAATAAACAACTTTGGAACCATTTTTCCATAGAAACCGTTCCCTTCTTCTGTTCCTGCTACAACAACACCAATTGGAATGTCTTGATGATAATATAATAAATCTCTCACAAGGAAAGACTTGCCGGTATCACGACGACCAATTAAGACGACGACCGGGCCTTTAGATTCATTTGGTTTAAAACTAATAGTTTTCATATCAAATTTCTTGAGTTCTAAAGTCATATTACTGTTACTTTAGAAAATTCATTCAAATTGGAAAACGCATTGTCTAAATTAAAAGATAATTGTTTGCAAATGAGTTAAAAAATAGTATAATTAATATATTATTTAGCTAATGGACAATACTACTCTTAAAATTCATTATGAGAAGAGAAAAAATTCTGAATTGTTCAAGTCTCTTCAAAAAGAGGATTTGACTTTTCTCTCTGATTTGCAAAATTATATACCCATTTACAAGAGATTTTTCTTGTTAAATGACACAAACTACAATGCTTTGAACTTGAATCATTCATGGTTTTTGTCAACTGTTAAATCTGGTGTAGCTGATAACAAAAACTTGTATAACTGTGCAATTCAAGAGATTGAAAGTGGAAAAACAAAGAAAAAACAAGTATTTTTTAAAATGGCTCCTTTGCTAGACCCATTTAAATACTTAATTGGCAAATATAATGTAAATGACCCGACTCTTTTTAAGTTGCCAAAATTAACGTCTGAGATTGGTGCAGTGCATCCCAAGTTATTAGATGCCAACAATTCTGCATACATTGATGGATTTTTCTCTTTTCTCTCAAGCAAGCTTATTTATAATTACGATTTTGTGAATGGTGTTGATTACTATGGCTCTTTTTTGGGAGTAAAAAAAGAGTTCAAACTGAACATTGTTGATGATTTGGATTATCTTTGCAAGTCAGATTTTTTTAATAAATATAAGAATGTCAAGTTCCAAGTTGAAGATTACAGTTTCTTATATGAAGAAGACAAACCTGACGCAAAACCTCCCATTAAAATAGACCACAATCTAAGCAATAAATCAACTTTGTCCATTAAATCAATTGATAATTCTATATTTGAAGACATTTTTTCAACAACTCATTTAACGCTTGACGATTTGAAAGAAAATAACATAGAATTGCTTGACATTACAAATTGCGAGTCTTTTAACACGAGAGAAATGCGAACAACTACAATAAAGTCATCTTCTACTTGTTCATCAAGAACATCTCACACATCTAATGGAGAAAGTAGCAAAGGGTCATCCTCGTGCAATAATTGCGAAAATGCATCCGGAGATAATGAAAATGAAGAAGATGATGAAGATAATTGGACAGATGATAATTCAAATTCAAATTCAAACTCAAGTGAATCGTGCGAAGAACAACAAATTTTTGCTACCATTCCAGAGTTTCCGGTGCAGGTTATATGCATGGAAAATTGCGAAAAAACTTTTGATGATTTAATTATGAATGAGGAGCTAACTCATGGTGAATGGTTTTCAGCTTTGTTTCAAATAATAATGATTTTAGTTACATATCAAAAAGCATTTTCATTTACTCACAATGACTTGCATACAAACAATGTTATGTATAACTCAACCGATGCAAAATATATTTATTATTGTTATAAGAAGACCTATTACAAGGTTCCAACTTATGGTCGCATCTTTAAGATGATTGATTTTGGAATAGCTATTTATAAATTTGATGGTAAAATATTTTGCAGCGATAGCTATCAGCCTGGTGGAGATGCATCTACGCAATATAATACTGAACCATATTTTAATGAAAAGAAACCGCGTTTAGAACCCAATTATAGTTTTGATTTGTGTCGTTTAGCGTGTTCTATTTTTGATTATGTTATTGATGATTTAGATGAAATTAATGACTTGGAGAAATGTGAACCAATTGTTAAGCTTATTTATGAATGGTGTTTAGATGACAATGGTATAAATATCCTTTATAAGAATAATGGAGTTGAGAGATATCCTGACTTTAAGTTATACAAGATGATTGCAAGATGCGTTCATCACCACACTCCTCAAGCTCAACTTGAGAGAGACGAATTTAAAGTTTATGTTACACCAAAGTCTAATATTCCTCAGAATGAAACTGTAGTAAATATAGATAACATTCCAAATTTTTCAGCTGAAAATGTTTAGAACGCAACCTTTCAATGAAAATTAATATTGCATTATTATATATGTCAACACTCGCAATACTTGTTAGAGCGCACGGAGATATTTATATAAACATTAATCCAGATATCGGAATTACAGTGCAGGAACTTTTTGAACAAGGAGGGCCACCAGAAAACAGGCGCACTGATTTAATAAATTTTAGAGCTCAGCCATATAATATACCAAATTTAGCAGTGGTTTCATTAGCTAAGTTAGGCGGTGTTTGTTACGGCAACTCTGATATAGAACGATTTGTATCAGGCGTAAATCAACACTATCAACAAAACCCAACAGATACTAATTCTAAAGTTAATGAAGTATTTGGAAACCAACCACCAACCGCTTTAAGACAACATGTTAATCAATTATTTAGCACAAGCTATGCACCTGAAATAACTAATATGTCCACTGGGTGGATGCTTAATAAAGTATATACAAAATATGACAATAATAGTGGAGTTATTTTATTTTCACAAGATGGAAATGACACAGTTAGAGTACACATGTTAAATGCTGCATTAGCAACCTTAACTGCTCAGATTCAAGCAAATAACGGAATAACTAGAGCGCAAATTCTTCAAACAATTGCCCCATTTGGTTATCAAAATGTATATTTAATAGATCTAACTTGCAATGCTTATAAGAATGCTATGCAAAATGTTTCTCCTCTTAGAGAAGCTCATATTGATTGGATAAACGCTGTTCTTTCTCAAAATAACATAAAAGGAGGAATTAAGGTTTGCAAGAAATACAAGAAATGCAAAAAACATAGGAAAACAAGAAAGAATAAAAAAAGAAAGGGAAACAATAAAAAAACTAAGAGTAAAAAGTAAAAATTTATTTTATTTTTATTAAATAAAATGACTTCTACACCAAATAACTTTGGGTTTATAATTACAAGACATGTAAACTCAGAAATAACAAATAAGTATTGGAATGAATGCATCCGCCATATTAGACGGTGTTATCCTCTGAAAAAAATTGTTGTTATTGATGATAACAGCGACAAAAAGTATTTAAATGCCGAGTATGAATATAAAAATGTTGAATACGTTGAATCGGAATACCATAAGCGAGGCGAGCTTTTGCCCTATTATTATTTCTATAAAAATCACTATTTTGACAACGCGGTTATAATTCATGATAGCGTTTTTATCCAAAAGCGGATTCCATTTGAACATTTGATTAAAAAACAAATAAAAGTTCTACCATTATGGCATTTTAACAGCGAAAAAAAGGAAAATATTTATAATACACTGCGAATCGTAAATGGTCTCTCAAACAATTACGATATAATGTTAAATCTTACGCATAATAGAGAATTTGATGTTTTGGGCCCTACAAACAAAGAAATATGGTCTGGTTGTTTTGGAGTACAAAGTTTTATTAATCGCGATTTTCTAATTGGGTTAAAGAATAAATATAATCTGTTCAACATGTTAAACCTTATAAATTCTCGGTCTGATAGATGTTGTTTGGAGAGAATAATGGGTGTTATTTTCTTCGTTGAATATTTGAGACTATTAAAAATACCTTCCTTGTTTGGAGATATAAAACAATATTGTGAGTGGGGTTATACTTATAATGAACATTGCGAGAATCTGCGGAATAAAAAAATACCGCGTTTGCCTGCAGTAAAGGTTTGGAGTGGGAGATAATTTTTATTTTGTGACTTTTATTATGGGGTGTCTTCAACATTGACATCTTCTAAGCCCAAAGGCATTCTCATTACATAAATGTCTTCCACTGCATAAAGCTCGCACTTTTCGCGATGAGCAAAGCTATTGAAACAAACAGTGTCAAATGTTTCATATTGGTATCCAAAAGTGCAATTCAAATCATATGTTACTGGAATTCCCTTCTTGATATGTTTCAAAATTGTCAAGTCAGCCGCTCGCATAGCAACCCCGTAACAATTAAGATACACAACTTCGTCGGTTTCAGGCAAATGCATAACATATTTTCCATTTGTCTTGAGCCGAGTGTATACATACTTATTGGTGTTAATTTTTACTAGACCTGGGCCCGCCAAAGTAAACATGGGTTCTTGAACTTGGATTTCTTCCGCCATCATTGTTGGTATTATTTGAAATTTATTTTATACTTATTTAAAGTTCAATTTTTTTGGAATATGAAAAAAAATTGAATTACTTTTCAAAAATTTTGTCAGACCTAAAAACCATCCAATTTTCAATCATGACTTGCGCTATCATGCCAAACCTACCTGTGAATATTGTGAATCGCATCATCAGGGATGCGGCAATTTTACATGGAGAGAAAAGTATTCCCAAGTTTACATTCAGCAGGGCCACGGAGCAATACATTTACAGAGCCAAGTTTCGCAAGAGGTATTTGAAAAAGTTTGCGAATATTGAGAGACTGATTCGCTTCAAGGTGAATAATCCACCCAAATTCACATTGATTTTGCCAGAAACATGGTTGTCTCCGCGCGAGGAGCTCAGCAGATTCCGCGACTGCATTCAGACAAAAGAACAAAGAGAAGAGATTGTGTCGCGTATGAGGCCGGCGACAATTGTAAAGTTTCCCCTAGTAATTACCAGGCGCCCCCATTCCTATTATGAAGACGAAATTGTGGAGGAGCGCCGCAAGTATTCTTACTGCAGCTTTGAAAATGGTCACGTCTTTATTCAAAAAACTGAAAACGATTACGACGACGATGACTATATGTATGGAGATTCTATCTTCTATCGCGGATATATTTGTCTAGATGGATGCACCTTTCCCATCTTTGACATGCCATCGTCGTTACACAATTATCAAGAAACTCCGGACCAAAATCCGCACGGAATTGACAATTGCACCCAAATAAAGTATCTAGAAAAAGAACTGGGTCCAAAGGTCCGCATTATGCGCAACAGTCAAACCAATTACGAGGTTTACAACGAAGAGGCCCAACAATGGAATTGTAGTAAGAAATATATCTTTACACCTCAAGAGGCAAGGTTTTTGGTTCCCGATTACGAGGAACCAGAGCCTGATTACGAGTATTATAGCGAATAGAAAATTAGAACCCTGGATTATCAGTAAAAACAGCAGGATTTACAACAGCATGTTCGCCGCCATCTTGGATAACTGGTTTCAACTGTTCAACTACAAATAACCCAACAACAACGCTAAAATAGACCAAGAGAGAATCGCGAATCAAAAATTTGAGAGGCTTGCTCTCCTTATCCACAAAGCGCATCTCAATAAACTTAACAACAAAATAAACAAATGATATTATTCCTGCGACGACAAATGTATTCATTTTTATAATTTAAATGACTACATTCTTATTTTTTATTTTACGCATAACTAAGCTAAAACTTCAACATCATCTAACAACAAGTCTGGTTCAAGCCGCATTTCAGGAAATTCAATGTTGTGAACATCTAGACTATCGAGGGCAACATCCTGGTCAAAGATTTGCAATCTAACGTTGTCATCATTATCTTCCTCCTCCTCCATTTTTCTTTGAGCATTTCTCATTGCACTAATTTCCTCTAATCTTTCTAAATTCTTGGGAGCATCCACTACTTGCACATTGTTTTCCGAATCAGCGGCATAATCAACGTCGCTAAATGATAACTTGGAAGAGCCAAAAGATGACGATTCGCCTTCATTTGACAAGCTCGGGAATGCAATCTCAGCTTCTAACTTATTTTGCTCTAAAATAGCAGAAACCGGGTCAGATTCAAGTTGTCTTGGTTCCTCGGGTTTTTCACCATTGGTGACCTCAGATTCCTTAGTCTCGGAGATAACTTGAGTGGGACTATCATTCTTTGCATCCTTATTGGGATCTTCAATTTCTTGCTCTTTAATTTCCTCAACAACGTGTTCCTCAATAGTTTCGTCCATATAAGCTTGCAAAATAGCCTCCACAGGAATGCTGTCCCTCACTGTGTTTAAAATACATTCTTGCACTATTATCTCTAATTCTCTGTGGTGCTTTTGTGTTTGTAGAGGAGGAATATTGAGTTCAAACAAATATACATTCTTGTAAATCTTTCTAGCAACATTGATATAAATCTTGTGAATAAAATCGTCAAGTTTGGGGATGGTAATGTCAATCTTCTTCTGCTTTTGTCCAACGCGAATGGCAGACAACAATTTAAGTTGGATAATGTGAACACATGTGACTAAATCTTCCAAGTATCCGCAACCACTTTTCTCAACAATTCGGTTCTTCTCAGTTTCAATAATATTTGAATTCCACTTAGGAATTCTTGTAATAAAGTTCTGAAAAGTCATCAAATACTTATCCATCTCATTATTGTCTCTGCACAATTTTACGGCCTCGTCAAAAATAGACTTTAATCCATCAATAATGTGAGGCGTAACGATGGTGAGCAATCTTGCACCCCACTCGTTTTTTGATTCATGTAAGCTAGACACATTAAAATCATCCATTTTACATAAACGAAATATTTTCTAAATTGTGTTCTAAACTCAAAAACAAAAAATTCAAAATGAACATGATTAGTATTTTTTCGTTTCTAAATTCTTTGCGAACTTTGTTAAAGGCAAACAACAATTCGTAGTGTTTTTCTTCTGTTATCTTAGCAATTTTAATGTTGTTGGGTTTCTCTAACAATTGTATCAAGTCTAATCCGCTGTAACCTTTTTCATATAATTTTGTTGATAAATGAAGCAAATCACTATGTTTTAAGTTAGCATTTGTTGCAACTTTGTTTAATTCTTTTTTTAGCCAATCTGCTCTTAGAGTTTTTACCTCCTTAAGTTTAAATGTTTCCGCTAAATTAAATTTATAAAGATTTATGGTGTTACCATTATAACTAGGTTCTGGAACATATATTTCGCAAAACCGCGACAAAATTGGTTTTAAAAGTTTGTATTTATCCTCAACAATAATAAAAAATCTGGTAGTATGGCTAAATAACTCAATGCATCTACGAAGCGCAGATTGGGCATCTATTGTTAATTTATCTGCATTTAATAATACAATACTTTTAAAAATATCTCCGCCATTTGAATTTATATGTGTCTTGGCAAAAAACTTTAATTCTTCTCTAATAAATTTAATTCCTTTTCCATGAGCACAATTTACATACATTACAAATGATTTTATTCTCTCTTTATCATTATCGTAAATCATGTTAATAAACTCATTTACAATGGTTCTTTTTCCGGAGCCAGATTGACCATGAAATATAATATTTGGAGTTTTATGTGTTCCTTGAAAGTATTTTAATTTGTCTATAATTGATTGATGTATATTTAATGCCATTAATTAAATTACTGTAGTTAATTTTTATATTATATTTAACGAAAACTTATATTTTATAAAACATCGGTGCGGTGTTCAACATATTTTGAATATATTTTATTAAACATCTCATAAGATAAGTTAGGCAATAGCTTTGAAGATGGAAGAGTTACTGAACATCCACCAGATTCCAAAAGTGAAACATCAAAACGAATGATATTATTATCAAGGGAATGATATATAATTTTTGTTAGGTCTTCTATGTTTTCTTTATTTACATGCAAATGTAATGATATTTTTGTTGATGGCATTCCAAAAAACAAACACGCATCAACTATATACTTATAATCATCAAAATTTAATGACCCACAAGTATCAGAAAGACAATACTCGTTTATTAATGGAAAATTCTTGTGATAATTTAATATTTCGTGGACAATTACATCATTATCAATTTTTCCTTCTAAAGGACATTCATTTATGCAAGAAATATAAAGCTTCGTTTTAATTTCATTATCTGGTATAGTTTTAAACATTTCTTCTAGTTCTTTGTTTGTTTCTAGAATAGTTTTATTAACATTCTTCTTTTGAAAACTATTTGAAACTGAGGTTAAAAAAGAAAAGTTTCTAATTCCATTCTCAATACCAATATCAAAACCCTTTTTATTTGGAGCAACTATGTATAATTCTGGGTCATAACTAGCCACAGTTTTAACAAAATTAGCTGCATAATTGTGCAGCTTTAATGAATCTGCCATAATTGGCATTATTTTTGGATTTACAATACTTCCAACTTCAACCTTAATCGGCATATAGTTAAATAAAATACTATGAAATACATCAATTTTATCATTCAAACAAATGCTTTCCTGTCTGTGTTTTGGTATTCCTTGAAGACCATCTCTCAAAGATACATCAAAAAATATGGGTTTGTTAATAATTCGTTTAATGTTTGCTGGTATATTATAGATTCTATTAAGATTGGATAACATGCTTAATAATACATGTCATCTAATTTTTAAGTTTATTGTGGTTATATTATTTTTTATTTAAACGGAATCGGTCAAGCTGTGTGTGTATGGGTTTTCTCTAAATGCTGTCAAAATATCAGGACTAATGCGGTCGCAACCAATACATTGATTGTAATATTGAGGGGCTCTGATTTTGCCATATTCTTCTTTTGACATTGGCATTTGGGGCATATTTGTTGGCACCCACATGCGAGTGTTGTTGCGGTCGCAATCATTTTTAGAAATACAAACGCTCATTTGCTCGCTGTAAATCTTGGCATTACCGTGATTTGTTCTGCTAACAATTGATTTTTCCTTGGATTCGTTGTTATGCTGAGCATAAGCGGCCTCATAACTCATATCACCCCACCCACCAGAGTTTCCACCAGCTGAACCAGTGTAACTGCAATTGGTAGAGTCCCTTTGATTTGTAATAGGAGTCTGCTTACTCGTTTGATATCCGCCGCCTTCAACTTGTCTTCCAACAAAAGAGTTTGGTGTGTATAGAGTAGTTTCCTTAATGGTAGTTTTTGTCACATCACGAGGATTTAATACATAACCATCAGGAACATTTGATCCTGCATCACCATAAACACGATAATTGTTAGAATACTCTTCTCTCCTTGTTGGGTTAAAAGCATCCATAATAGGTGCAATAACTGCTCCAATTGCACGGCTAAAACTGCTTCGCATAGTGTCTGGTTGTCTCATTGTGGATCGGTTATTAGAATAATTTGTGTGACTTCTCAAACAGTTTTCTGCATCAGTGTGGTCTCCGCGGCGAATAGCGGTGGATGGACCAACGTCGCACTGTGGGAGTTCATTGCGTTTTGAATCTTCATAAGCTCCAGGGACATAATTTGCAACGCGGTCAGCGGGCCCAGCAACACCAGTGTAAGATTGGGTTGTGGTTGCACGAGTTGTTGAATGTACCTCCTCAATAGGTCTAAGCATTTGGCCTTTTTCTTGACCAGTTGTTGTAAGCCAACGATCTTGAGTTTGAATGTAAAATGTATCAGGATGATATTTCTCAACTTTTCCAAGAATTCCCACATTTTGCACGTGAGAATAAGAAGGTCCTTGATGATTATCTAATGTGTATTCCATTTTAGGGTTCGTATCAACGCGCAATTCATCAACTGTTTTTGGGAGCCATGCATTTCGGGCTTCCATGCCAGAGTTATATCCACCGCTTCCTTTATTTGTATACCCTTGGTCTAAACCAGGACCAACGTACTCAGACTCAAATGGTTTAACATTGCTGTTCTTCATGCCAGGATTTACGCGAGATTGATAAAAATCACTGCTATTTGGTGCACCAAAAGCCCATTGAACATTGTCTTCTGGCTTGAATAAAGGAGCTTGTTCTATTTTCTTAATAACTTGAGAGCCACTTCCAATCATATTATCTAAAATAGTCTCTGCCATGTTATTGTTATAAACTTGCCCTTTTATCTTTGCTCCGTAAAATGGTATCATATTATTGTGTTTAAAGTCCGTTTTTGCTACATAATCACCAGTTAAAGAATAAACTTGTTGAATATTATTTCCGACTGAAACGCCTTTATTTTGACTATTTTCATAAGCATTTTGATCAAAATATTTGTCACTAGCAACATTTGGATTAACATACTTTTGGACAGTGTCTGTTATTTGGTTTTCATTTGGAACAGGATAATTTTGAGGTAGGGTGTCAGTATTTGGCAAATAGTTGCGTTTAGCTCCCATGTTTGTAAATTTCTCTCGCCTCTTTCTATCTCTTATACTTTTTGTTGTTGGACTGTCTTGTTCTTGATTTGAAACTACATATAGTCCTCCTAATGCTAAAAGTGGAATTGCGAACTCCATTATTATATATACAGTATTATATTTTTTAAATCTAATACTTTATAAATTTTATTTATTATATTTACCAACAAGTTCACACGAATTTTCGTGCGTGCATATTCCTGGTCCTGCTGGGTACGACAAAGAACGCTTGCCTTGATTTACTGGTAATGAACCAGGAATAAGATATTCTGGGCCATCAGGAAAACAAGGAATTTGTGCAACAAAATTGTCTTTTTCTAAAATGCGAGTGCTTAAGTTGTTTTGAAAAGGCATGCAAGTATTTTCTTGAGGATTTAAAGGTAGTGTATACCAATCAACTTGTTCCAAATCCCGAGCAGTCCATGCGGGCATAATAGTTCTAGATTCTTCAGTGTAAAGAGCCGAATTACTGGGATAAGAAATTTTTTGAGTAGGAACGTTATATCTCTGATATTCGTTTTTTCCTAAACAGTCTTTATTTGCGCGCCTATTAACACCACGCAATTCACTTTCTAAATCAACACAATTGGTCATTAAGTTTCCTCCCCAAGTTTGAATTCTAACTTGTGGATCGGCCATGTATGCTGGTTTGTCGCCATTTCCTGGAACATTTAAAATCCACCTGCCAACATCTGTTGATTGTTGTAATTGCTTTGCTACTCTACAAGGGTCATCATGAAATCTAGTGAAAGACATAATATTACTATTATATGATATTTTTATTTGAAAATGACAATTAAATATATTTTTAATAATCTTTAAAACTTACTCAAAAATAATACTTAAAATCAATGCGTAAGTAATATTATTCCATGGATATAACCTTGACTGAAAAAAAGGCACCGCCAACTTTGTGTTTAAATATGATTGTTAAAAATGAGAGTAAGATTATTACTAGATTATTAGATTCTGTTAGTGGAATTATAGATAGTTACTGTATTTGTGATACTGGTTCAACTGATAACACGGTTGAGTTAGTTACACAATATTTTGAGTCAAAAAATATTACTGGAAAAATTGTATATGAGCCATTTAAAAATTTTTCCCACAACAGAAATGTTGCTCTTAAACATTGTGAAGGCATGTCTGATTATGTTATATTCTTAGATGCCGATATGGTTTTAAAAGTGAATAAATTTGAAAAAACTATGTTGTCTACAGCTGATTCTTTTTCAATTTTACAAGGAACTGAAGAGTTTTTGTATCACAATATGAGAATCGTTAAAAATAATGGACAGTATGGTTATTATGGAGTTACGCACGAATATATTAACACACCACCAAATAATAAAAATATAAATATTGAAAAAGATGTTTTATTTATTCACGATATTGGGGATGGTGGAGCAAAAAGCGACAAATTTGAGAGAGATGTTGCATTATTAACAAAAGGTATTGAAGATGAACCAAATAGTGAACGATATCATTTTTATTTGGCAAATACTTATTTTGACTCTTGGAAGCATGAAGAAGCAATAGAGTATTATAAAAAAAGAATCAAGTTGGGTGGTTGGAATCAAGAAATTTGGTATAGTTATTTCAGAATAGGGCACACATACAAGAGAATTGGAAAAATGAGCGAGGCTATTTCTTCTTGGTTAGAAGCGTACGATTGTTTCCCCGATAGAATTGAAAACTTATATGAAATAATTAATTATTACAGAGATATTGGAAAATGCAAATTGGCTCTAGCATTTTACAACTTGGCAAAAACTGTTTTGGATAAAAAATTAAACTGGCATGAATATCTATTCTTGCAAAATGACATTTATACTTACAAATTAGAATATGAATATTCCATTTTTTCTTGTTATAATGGAGTTAATAACATAAACAATCAAGTAGTAACAGTATTAAATCACACAAACGATGGAAACATTTCAAACAATGTTCTCTCTAATATGAAATTTTATAAAGATGTATTGACTCCTAAAAAAAATATACATTTTGGATTCTCTCTGAATCATCTAATTGGAGAAGATTATACACACTTTAATTCATCGTCTAGTTGCATGATTCCAAATAAAATGGGTGATGGGTATTTATTTAATGTTCGGCTGGTTAATTATAAGATTGATGGAAGCGGTTATTATCACGAGTGTGATAAACATATTATTACAATTAATAAATATTTTGAATTGAGTAAGGAATTTAAAATTAAAAAAGAGAGAATGATAGATGTTAATTATGAAGATAGAAGATACATTGGGGTTGAAGATGTTCGCATTTTTAATCACGGTGATGAAGACGATTCTTCTCTCTTATTCATAGGAACCGGTTATCACAAAGACAACAAAATTGGAATTGTTGTTGGTAAGTATTTGCCAATGGAAGAAGACAATATTTTGAACCCAATAGAAATAAAACCATCATTTACTGTTTCAGAATGTGAAAAAAATTGGGTTTATGTTAATTTATCTGGAGATTTGCATGTTGTTTATAAATGGAGACCACTTACATTGTGTAAAATTGATGAAACCTCCGGTAAACTGAATATGGTAAGAACAATTGAAATGCCAAAAATTTTTAATTATGTGAGAGGATCAACAAATGGGTTTAATTATAAAAATGAGATATGGTTTGTAGGGCATTTAGTTTCATACGAGCAACCTAGACATTATTATCACATATTTTCCGTGTTTGACGAAAATATGAAACTATTGCGTTATTCGGCTCCTTTTAAGTTTGATAAGGAATGCATTGAATATTGTTTGGGGCTTATTGTTGAAGATGACCGTGTAATTTGCACTTATAGTTCTTGGGATAGAACTACAAACATAGCTATATACGACAAAACGTACATTGATGGACTCATATCTTACAACTAACTTTTATTGGGGTTCTAATAATTTTCAAGAATAGATGGGTTATGGTCGCTGTTGTAGAGAGAAAAAAGTTCTTTATTTTCTAAATATACTTTAAACCATAAATTAACCTCCCACATTAAGGTTTGTTTTTCTTCAATTACCTTTACACATTGCTCTTTCATTAAATCTGCAAATTTTATTAATGCGTTATTATTTCCTCCAAAAACCCCTCCTGCAAAAAACCACAATACATCTTTATAAATGTCACTTCTAAAATTATTTAAAATAATTTCGTAAAGACCTGGATTCCATATATTTGCAATTCTAACATTATCAAATGCTTTTTCTCTCAATCCAAGAATTGTGGAATTGAATTCTTCATCGGTTTTATCCTTAAAAACGTGATTGATTCCAAAATCAACCCAAACAAATTGTGATGACCGAAATGGATTTAATAAAATTGCGTTTCTAATGTGTTCGGTTTTATTGCAAATTGTAATCATATAGTCTATAGTATCTTTTTCAGGGCAAGTTGAGTTTAATTGAAATGCTGTTATTTGATCTTTATATTGATACAAGTAGTTGTCCTCTTTATTTATAGGAATTATCATAGTATTATCATTAAAACAATCGTCTGAAAGCATTTCTATTGCAGATTTATCAAAAAATATAATTTTTTTTATTGGTACAGCTAGTAATTTTTTCCCATAAGCAATATAATCACTTATGCATCTATCTTGTCTTTGATTTGCATTAGCAATAAATGCGCTTACTAGAGTTACATTATTTTCTGACATGTATTTATAATAATATGAATTTGTATTTATATTATTAATTTGGGTAAATTTGATTTTTTTTATTTTTTTTATTAACAATACCATTTGTAAGGTCCTTTTCCGCGAACTTCAACACTTGATTTATCTGGTTCAATTAAAATTTCATTCTTTTTTCCATAAACAGTCCAATAAAAACTGCCATTTTTACCATAAACTTTAAAGCAGTTGTTTTCAATCTCCGTTGTTTCATAAACGATGGGAGAATTAGCATTTGAATAAATTGACGTTAATTCAACAGTTAATTCTGTTGCAAGGGGTGCAACATAATCGGGCAAATTAATTACAACAGATTCATTGTTATCAATAGTTGCTTTACCGCGGTAATAAACACCGGCTTCCGGTCCTTCTAAACAAGCATGAACTAAATATTTGTTTTCATTGGAAGGATGATCAATAATAAATGTTTTAATGCTGGGACCAGTTGGACCAGTGCAACAAAAGCCAGTGGGTCCTTCTATTCCTTCGGGTCCAGTAACGCCAATAAACCCTTTTGGACCTATGGGTCCTTGAATTCCAATTGCTCCTTGAACTCCTCTTTTCTTAGAATTGCAACATTTTTGTGTTCCTAAATAGCCTAAATATTGCGAATTTGACATTTTATATATTAATGTTATTATATTAATGTCATTATTATTTTATATTTTAATACCATTTATAAGGTCCATCCCCGTTTACATTAAGTGAGTTTTTATCAGGTTCAACTAAAATATCATATCTTAATCCATAAACAGTCCAAAAAAACTTGCCATTTTTTCCATGTACTTTAAATTCATTATTTTCAACATCTGTTGCTTGTAATATGTTTGGTTCATTTCTCTCATTTGAATAAATAGACGTGACTTGAATTGTAAAGGTTCTGGCTAATTTTGAAACATAATCGGGTAATTGTATTGTAACTGATTCATCATTTGTAATTTCTCCTTTTCCTCTATAATAAACACCGGCCTCTGGTCCTTCTAAACAGGCATGAACCAGGTATTTTTCAGGATTTAAAGGATGGTCAATAATAAATGATTTAGGTCCAGTAGGTCCTCTGCAACTTCTTCCGGTGGGACCTTGGGGACCGGTATATCCAGTTACTCCAGTGGGCCCTCGCGTTCCAGGAATACCCTGAGGACCAATTGGACCAGCCAATCCGGCGCTTTGCAAATCGCAGCATCTTCTCGCTCCTAAATAATTTGTATAGTTGCTTGTATAACTTGACATTATTATATTACTATGCGATAATATAATAATTTATTTTTAATTTTGTTATTTTGCACCAATCTATTTATATTATAACTTTGTTGATTGTTGCGGAAACATAAGCTTGAACAGGGTAGAGTGGGTCCGATGTTATTTCATTATCTTGATAAATTCCTATTTGATAAGTTCCATTGCTAGTAATAGAAAAGGTGTCTGTGTATGAAATTGTTGTTCTATAACTGCCATTGCTATCGGTTGACAATTGAGAAGACGGATAATACCCACCAATTGTTGAGGTTCCATTTATTATTACTCCCGGATTGCCACTTCCCATTTTATATAAATAACCATAAGCCCGCATCATATTATTGCTTGTTAACCCAGTATCATCATACAAACTGCATATAATAGAAAATGTAATATTGTATTTCTCTCCATTATAAAAAACATAACTGCCGCCACAAATTGTAGATTGTAGACTTGGCAAAGTAAAAAGTGCACTTTCAAAACATAAAGCTCCTCCCGCTGCTCCCACTGGAGTCCCATTTACTAACAACTGATTGCATTGAATGTTAAAATTTTCTGGAGCCAATGTATTAGCGTTAATGCATGTCATTTGAGTTTTTGTTCCATCTGTATTTAGAACCATTGTTGAATTGCTAGTTGTTGTATTTGATAAAGTTAAACTTGTTGCATTCAACGTTGTTTCTGTATTATCAGCTTCATCACGAATTATTATCTCAGAATTGCTAATGCTACTATTAACGCTAACACCAATGGCTAAACCGTCTGTTATAAAAAGTTGAGGGCTACCCAGAGGATTAATCTGCATGAATTGCGGGTTTGTTCCATCATTTAAAAAAATTCGTTTTGTCCACAAGTATTTATTTGTATCTATCCAAATACCGTCTTGTGTGGTTTCATTATAGGGAGCGCTTACTTGTGGAGTTAAAACAAGCCCGGTGGGGTCTATTAATCCTGTTACATTGAGCTTGCCATCTACAGTAACTGGACCTTTATAATAAATTCCAGTTGGTCCAGTTGGTGACCAATAATTATCGCCTCTTGGTCCAGTTGGACCGGTAGCCCCAGTTGAGCCTGTCGCACCCGTTGCTCCTGTTGCTCCAGTTGATCCTGTAGCCCCAGTGGGGCCAGTTACTGTGCTTTGTGGACCCGTTGCACCGGTTGCGCCAGTGGCTCCAGTCGCACCCGTTGGACCAGTTACTGTACTTTGAGGACCGGTTGAACCGGTGGCTCCCGTTGCTCCAGTAGAACCTGTTGGACCAGTTGCACCTGTATCGGTTGCTGACCCCGGGATTCCTTGAGGTCCAGTGGCTCCAGTGGCTCCGGTGGCCCCGGTAGCTCCAGTTGGACCTTGAATCCCTTGAGGACCCCTAACTATTTCAACGTCTGTTTTATTAACATCACAGCATCTTCTTTTTTCTAAATAATTTACATAACTTGTATTAGATGACGACATATATTATATACTTTTAGAAAAAGTATTAAGATTAATACAATATTAATACTTTATTAAAAATATCAATAATTAATATGCCAGTATACTCAATTACAAGAACAAATCAATATACAACTATTTCACAATTACAAACTTTTAGCAATCAAGATTCAATTAGATTTGATGCTAATGATGCGCGTGGATATGCATCAAGTTTTGTTGTCACATTAGCAACAATATGTCCAAATGCAAATAGGCTGTGGAATTATTCCACACCTGCGACGCCAGTTGCTAGTTATGTTTGGTATCCCTATAGCATGTCTATGGCTTGTTGCGGAGGTGGAGTTTATTTTCCAGAATTTAATGGAGTCGTTTCATATCGTCCTGGTTACGCCTACTTTAAGTTATACAATTCAGCTGGTTCTTTTTTAATGGGTTCAACATCTACCGTGCTTTCAGTTCGTAGTCCAAATAATGTAATTGTTGTAAATAGCAATCCTACTACTGGATGGTATCAAGATAATACAGTTTTAGCAACTACCGAGGTTTTTAACAGTTCTAGAAATACCCTTACTATTACTGGAAATACAACATATCTTGCGGGACCAACAAACCCAACAACATCAACTTCATTTTGGACTATTTTTTCTAAAGCCACTGGACAAACTGGACAAATTATTTATTATGACACTACTGTTACACCAACTGGAAACATAAGTCTTACAACGGTTTTAGACACAAATCTTGCCGGATTGGGATTTATAACATATAATAATGCACCAGCACAGCCAACAAATGTTACTTTTTCTAATACACTTGATGGTATTAGCGTAATATGTCAATCTAATGAGGCAAATAGCATTTCAAGTGGTTCAATTGGTGCAGTTTCTCGTATAAGGTTTTTTTATTCTACTACTGCTGCAGGAACTTACACTTATGTTGATTCTGATACTTCTATTACAAGAACCCTTATTTCTGGGACAACATACCAATACATTGCATCAATATCAGGCGGAACAACTTTAACTCAAGGAAATTATTATTATTTTAAAGTTGCATTAATGAATGATGTTTGTATACAATATCAAGCTGAAATTCCAACTTCTATACCAGCTGGACAACAGTCAGCGCAACCAGCGTCATCAACTCAATATGGAACGGGTGGATTTGTCACAGTATATGATGGTACAAATTGGATTCCTGCCCTCATCTATGTTTATAATGGCGCAAACTGGATTTTAAATTCCTCGGCATTTGCAAAAAGTGATGGCGCTGGGGGGTGGATTTACAATTAACTTGTGTTAATCCAGATGGAACCTTTTGGTATAACTCCAGTGGGAGCTGTCTCTTGAAGATATATTCTATATGGAGTTGGATTTAGTGGAGAACCACCACCACCAGCTCCACCAATTCCCAAATAATTTACTAAAAAATAATTTTGTTCTGTAACCATGTGGTCTGAACCATCCGTAAAAATAACAGACGATGTTTCTGCGCTTCCAGAACTTGTTTTATATAAAAAATAAGAATTGTTTCCTGAAAAACTTCCAGATTCCGAGTAAGAAACTGTAACATTATTTGTTCCAAACAATGTGTTGACTGTTGCGGTCGGTTGAGAACTTGTTATATAGTTAACATTATATCTATAATATGTTGTAAGTCCAACGGTATATGCTCCATTATTAGTATTGAGAATTATTTTATATATTGCATAATTGCTGGAATTAGTGTTAACACCTAATCTAATGTATGCACCAACATTAAAACTTGCTAGCCATGAACCGGCATTGGTTGACCCTTGGGCATCAGTTGTGCTGAAGCAAAGCCATGTATAATTTTGAATTTGGTTGGCCGGACCACCAAATAATCCAAATAAAAATGTTCCACTTGTTAGAGCGGGAGTAGTTGAAGTAGTTGGAGCGGGATAATTTGGCGTTGTTCCATAAACTATTGGACTTGTTGCCGATGTATATAATAAAGTATTTCCGCCAAAATTTCCTATAGGTCCAGTTGCTCCCGTGGCTCCAGTTGCTCCGGTAGCTCCTGTGGCTCCAGTTGCTCCAGTTGCTCCTGTGGCTCCAGTTGCTCCTGTGGCTCCAGTTGCTCCTGTGGCTCCTGTTGCTCCTGTGGCTCCTGTGGCTCCTGTGGCTCCTGTAGCTCCAGTTGCTCCTGTGGCTCCTGTTGCTCCTGTTGAGCCTGTGGTTCCTGTTGCTCCAGTTGCACCCGTGGCTCCTGTTGCGCCCGTTGCTCCAGTGGCTCCTGTTGCACCTGTAGCTCCAGTGGCTCCTGTTGTTCCTGTTGCTCCTGTTGAGCCAGTTGCACCTGTGGCTCCTGTTGCGCCTGTAGCTCCAGTGGATCCCGTTGCACCAGTTGCTCCAGTTGCGCCGGTTGCGCCCGTAGCTCCAGTGTCTCCCGTTGCACCTGTAGCACCGGTAGATCCGGTTGCTCCCGTTGCGCCAGTTGCACCAGTGGCTCCTGTTGCTCCTGGTGCTCCTGTTGCGCCAGTTGCACCAGTAGCTCCTGTTGCTCCTGTTGCGCCAGTTGCACCAGTAACTCCTGTTGTTCCCGTTGCGCCAGTGGCTCCAGTGGCACCAGTGGCTCCCGTTGCTCCTGTAGACCCGGTTGACCCGGTTGAACCCGGTGCGCCAGTTGAACCAGTTGAACCCGTTGCTCCTGTTGAACCAGAGGATCCAGTCTTGCCAGTAGCTCCGGTGGGACCAGTTGCTCCTGTTGGTCCAGTGTATCCAGTATTGCCAGTAGCTCCGGTCGCACCTGTGGTTCCAGTTGCTCCCGTGGCCCCAGTATTTGCAGCGGTTCCATCTCTTCCAGTGGGTCCGGTGTATCCAGTTAAACCCCGCGGTCCGGTGGCTCCAGTAGTAGTATTTGTTCCATCTCTTCCCGCCGCTCCTGTAGGACCAGTAGCTCCATTTCCTCCGCCTCCACTAGAACATGGCTGCGCATAACAATCACAAGGACCAGGAACAAAATCAGTGCAACCGGCGCATTCACCACAATCTGTGCCTGATTCACAATTAGAAGTACTGCTGCAAGATTGACAAGGATAATACCCACCAATTATATTTACAATTGGAACGCCATTTATATTGGTAACAGTCAAGTTGGTTGTTGTTATGTTTGTGCTAGTAATGTTATTAGTTTTTAGGTTGCTCATATAAAAAGCATACACATTATAAAAATAAAATTACTACAAATTTGTTCTAAATTAGTTAGGAGTTGGAAATGGGCGTTGATTTTTTTCAATAGCCAAAGGTTCGGGCATTAAAGTTGGTGTCTTTTCAAAGAAATTAGCCGTTTGCAAAGTTTTTAATTCAGGACGTAAAGGACCTGCAGGGTTAACTAAATTAGTTGAATTAATTCCAAACAAAAAAGATTCAATATCAGGTGCATTGTACGATAATTGGTTCCATGGGATTTGAGCTGGATTTACGCCATTTCCAGGAAGCTTTGTATCATAAGCAGCTCCATACTGCGAGTTGGGATACAATGTATATACCTCTGATTGTTTAAATTGTCTTTGCTCTAAATTATAGTTTCCAATAGTATTTATGTTTCGTGTAGATGCCATAATATATATATAATAAATAGAATTATTTTATAGCATTAATCTAATGCTCTTTTAAGATTATTTATAGATTCTTCACAAATATTGTTGTCTTTCAAATACTCGCAAATGCATTTGTGCGTTAAAAAAAAATAATCATAAGAAAATAATGTAATAAACCCTGCTTCTAAATCCTCACATAAATGCTTGTTTTTGGCTTTTTCTATGCATTCTAAAAAAGTGGGATGAATTTTAAATTGATTATAAAGTTCGTGCATTAATGTTGTGTTAAACTCTATTTCCTTTTCCAAATCTTCAACAGTAAATCCAAATGCTCTTAACAAATCGGCTTGGTATATTACCTCAGACAATTCTTCAAATCCTTTAACGTCATCCACATCAACGTTCTCACTAGAATGAAATTTTTCCCTTAGTTCTTGGTCATAGTAGCTATATGTAGAAATAAATTGTGAATTGTACATATAGTATTTTATAATACGTTAATTTTATATAGTTTTTTAAACATATTGACTAGAAGTGTGATTAGCGTAATAATCGCGATCTCTCGTTAATTCGCGAGAAGGAACCCCGCCTCTAATCCATCCCTCAGATGCAACACCCTCAACACAATAAGCGGGGTTGGTGACGCGATCTTGAACGCTTGGCAATAAAGGTGTGTTCTGATATTTAATGTAGCTCTTCTCGGCAAGCTTATTAACACTGCGCTTGTTTGTCAAAAGCTCACCTTGTTGAATCTGAGCCTCCAATATGGGGTCAACTGAACCGCGACCTAAATAAGGAACTGTTGCAAAAGGGCGTTGGAACAAGTCAATTCTGCACTTGGGGTGAGTTTGAATGCTGCCCAACAACAACTTGGAACTCTCATCAACGACGCAACCACCAGAACCAACGGGGCTGGTTCCATTGTAAAAAACACAAGGCTGAGAAGTGGCTAAAGCGATGGGTTTTGTCATAGTGCAATCATTTGCAAAATAGTTTTGTAATAAGTAGTTGCATGAGCTAATGTTTTGAAGTGTTTCCTGGTCTTGAAAACACGTATCATTTCCAATTCTGCTCATGTTATCAAAGGTAAAATCCGTGACGTATGCCATTTATATATAATACTTTTATTTTTTTACTAAAGAAAAGTATTAAATTAAAAACTGTGTTATTTTTGTCGTTTGTTATTTTCCTGTTAATGGTTTATTAATACAAATTGTATCTAATGTTATCTTGTATGCAAGCAAAAGCATCGCCATCGCGGCAACTGGGCATGTCACCATATAAATAATTGGCAAATGCTCCTTGGTCATTAGGAATTTTTGTGTTTGGGGTTGAATAAAAAGACCATTGCGATTGGTCAAATTCAAATTGTTCGCCTAAATCTCCATACAGTTGTTTATTTGTATTTTTTATTCCAGGATTCAAGCTTTGAACCATTTTTTTGGTGGATACATTAATGTCTTCGTAAACCTCTGTATTAAATGATGGAGGCGCTGGTTTTCTAGTGGGGTTGTCCATAATTTCGGTGAGCAAAACATTTCCAAGTGGATTTTTTTTATTAACTGGCGTAAAGTCAGACTTTAAATAGGTTTTAAGAGTGTCTGGTGTAATAATTTGGGCTTCTTGATTTTTAATATCAATACCACTAAATCCTTCTTTAGACTCATTTAAGGTATCTCTTGTAACTTTGGGCTTTCTTAATTTGTATAATGCAAAAATAACTACAAGAGTTGTAAACCCTACTAAAATCATATTCATTGACATAGTTGCAATATATCCTAAAATTGTCATTACGATTACTAGCCGAGTAATTGCGTTTAACTTTTCTTCGTATGACATGGTTGATGTTGGCCACATTTGTAAAACATAGTCTTTATTAAATAGGATGGTTGGATCATTTGACCAAAATGTCGTTGTCATTATATATATAGGATTACTTAATTTTTCTTTTTTATTCTTTTTTAGAAAGCTATATTAAAAATTTATTTGTTGCAGTAATATATAATGAATACTAGTGTTCAAGATAAAAATGACCCTTACTATCAACCGACTGAAACAGCTCAGGTGAGACTAACAAAAGCAAATAGAAAAATTTATCGTGGAATCCTTGATGATGGATATGGAAATCCCAATGTAAGATATTATGGATATATTTTAGAAGGAATTGTTCCCTTATTCGGATTATATTTATTGTTAACTCAAAAATACAAGTATGCTACATACTTTATTATGTTTTTTGCTGTGGGTTCAATAATTAACGGGATTCGTTTTTATTATGTGAATCCTTTTAGCGAAGGGTTATCTGATGCCGATTTTTTGGCCTACAATGTTTATCAGAACGTATTTAATGCTGTAGTGTGCGTTATTGCCATTTTATATATTTTATTTATGAAAAAATAATTTTTTTAATACATTAATATATAGATGTCTAACGTTGAAAATGTTTTAAAAGCCGAGAACAGAAAAGTTTATACTGGCTGGTTTGCAGATAAGGACGGAAACCCCGATTTTAAGGGGTTGGGACCTCTTTTAAAGGGTTTGTTTTATATTTACATTTTATTCATCATTTTATCTAGAAACATATTTTATTCTGGTTACATATTACTTATTGGGGCAATTGGAAAGACGTTAAATGCGATTCGCTTTTACTATGTCAATACAATGATAAAAAATGGAGGCGATGAATTTTTTATTGATATGAATGTTGTTGAGGAGGCTGTTGAAGGTGGAATATATGCATTTGTTGGATTGTATTTGTTGTCATACACATGGACCAAGAAGTTGTAAGGGCGGGGTTTCTTTAAATTGATTTTTAAATAATATAATTGCACATTAAGTGATTATATTATTTTTAGTATATATATAGTATATACATGAATTCAAATACTCAAAATCAAACAGAAAATAACCCTAAAATACACTATGGTGAATCAGAACCTGATTGGGAAAAATTAAAAGCATACAAAATTGCAAATGGTACCTTTTACACTGGCCCGCTTGCAACTGCTAGAGGTAACCCTGATTTTGGACTCATACCATTAATAACAAAATACATCTTTTTGTTTGCAGCAGTATACTACGCAATAATCAAAAACTATAAATACACAATATATGCGTTATTTTGTTATATGGTGGGATGCATATTAAATGGTATTCGTTTCTTTTATGTTAATACTCTAGCGGGTGGAGGTGAAGATTCAAAGTTTCTTCTTTCTACTGTTAATGATAATACAATTGGTGGCATTTTAGCATTTATTGCAATTTTATATATTTTATTTAAAAAGAAGTAAGGGTGGTTGTTATATTTTTATATAGTATTATTATAGTATATAAAATGGATAAAATAAACGAACAACTTCAAAAAAATGATTCCAGCTTAGATAAGGAAAAACAAGAACAAGGAAAATATTACACTGGAATATTTCAAGATGGTCACGGAAACCCTGATTTTAAGGGCATTGGTCCAATGTTAAAAGGTGTATTATACTTATTTTTATTTACTATATTATTAGCCGACGGGAATATTTACTTTGTTATTCCACTGTTATTATTTTTTATAGGTCGCGTTCTAACTGCTATTAGATTTTACTATGTTGAAACACTTGACCCCATTGGACGCGATATTTATTTTATTCGCATGAACATTCTTCAAAATTACATAGAGGGATTTACTGCATTGTTTGTTGCGCTTTATCTCATGTTTCACAATTTCTTAGCTAAAAAGAAATAAATTTAATAACTCAATTAATAAAATTACTAATTGTGTTATTTAACTTGTGTATTTTTATTTACCAGCCTTCTTCTTTTTCTTCTTTCCGGCATTATCTCCAGCAGGCTTGGCCCCACGAGGCGTTCTCTCTACCGTCTCTCCAGTTGAGAAAATTGCAAACAACTCTTCGTCCGTCATAGCAGGTGCTTGTTGAGCTTGATTTGCAGCGCTGGCAGTTGCCGCCAACTTGGCCATTTGTTTGGCTTCCATATTCTTTCTCATTCTCTCTTTCATCGCTTGTTGCTTTGTCAATTTATCCATTCGTTGTTGCATAGCATTTGTGTCAAGTCTTGTATTTCTTCCTAATCCCGCCATTCCAGCAAGTCCAGCCAAATCGGCCAAATCTGGCATGCCTCCAGCTCCACCAGCACCACCCATTCCCATCTTACCCAGCAACTCTTGAATGTTTGGCATTCCTGGCATATTTTTCATCTTATTCAACATTTCGCTTGCTTCAGTCATCAACTCTTGTTTATTAATATCTCCTGAACGCATTTTCTCATCCAACTTATCACTAACACTCTTAACCATGTTCATCAACTTTCCAGGATTACTGAACAACTTTTGAAACACATCCTTAGCATCTGTAACCCCCTCCATGTCTATGTTCAAGTTTTGCGTTGTTTCTTCGGCAATTTCTCTCGCCAAATCACCTAATTTTCCTCCTAACATACTATTAATGTGACCTTGAATGTCATCTGCAGATGGTAAATTTATACTTGGTCCTTCTCCACTATTTTCTCCCTCTTCTCCATCTTTTCCCAAGTTTTCAAAGAGGCCCTGCATGCCTTCCAAAGTCTTTTCCAACTTTCCTTTGAATTCATCCTCATTAATAGCCTCAAATAACTTTGATGTATCGCCAAATGCCTCCTTATTATCAACGCATCCAATAATACAAATCAAAACCATTTGTAAATACTTCCAGATAGTCTCTCTAGTTTTATCACTAATATCGCATTGCCACAAATATTTAAAACTGATGCCTGGTAAAAATTCAGTATTTACAGAAGATTCATTATCAAATATCTCCACCTTTTGATATAATATGTCAAAGAATCTCTCGGGATAAACTCCAATACAATGATTAAAGAGAGAACGAATTTTTTCTTGGGCATCTATTAAAAGCGCTTTAGATTTGGCATCTTCATCTTCAATATCATCAAATGTCTTTGGCTTCCACCACTTATCAATAATTGGTTGATATTCCGGAAAGGTAATTGCTATGTCTGACACAAAGTCTTTCATAATTTTAGTGAACTCTTCGGGTATTTCTCTCTGCTCTTCGCTCATTACTTATATGTTTGATATAAATTTATTTTTTTAAATCAAACTAAATAAAAAGTATTATTCTTAACCTATGTTCTGATATATTGTTGATAATTTCTTTAAGTTTTGAATGTATTTCATAACCTTTTGTTGATCTTCTGGCGTCATTAACTTTACTGGATTTCTTAATCTGTCAATAGCTTCTGTAATTTTTTCTGAATTTTCAGCATTTGTTAAATCATCGCTGTAATCCTTAGTAATAAAAAAACTAATATCACCCAAATCAATTACTGCCTCATACTTCTCCACAACATATCTGTGCCATATCTTGATGATCATCTTTGGATTTGCCTTTCTAATCAATAAAAACGAATTCTTGGCACTTAAAATGTCCGGATCTTCTGGAAAAACACTGGCAATATCATTTACAAATTCCATAAAATGGTCATTAAATGCAGTTAATATAGTTGACGCTTGTGATGCCATTCTTTTATATCTGTAATTTATTATTTTATAGTTTTTAAGTTATTTTTACGAAGATAATTTTCAAAATAATTTGTTATTAAACTAATTGGAGGTTGAATTATCTACAACAGTCTCTGTTACAACCTCTGGTACTGCAACAGTTTCGGCGTCAATTGTCACATCAGGTGCTGCATCAGGTGCGGAATTAGGTAAGACAATGTTAATTGCATTATCTGTTATACTATTGGCTGCAACTTCTTCAAGTCCAATTACAGATGCGTCTGGTTTTATAATAAAACCAAAAAAATTTGCAACATATGTAATAATGTAGTCATCATTGTTTGCCCAATTATTGTAATCATTGCCGCTCAATGTTAAATAAGAGCATTTAATTATACCGTTATTTGCATCATATACACTTACTCTTAAATCTGCACTAACAAACAAATTTAATCTTGTTATCTCAACTTTAAATGACGTTGCGGTGTTAGTTGTAACTATGTCAAAATTTTCAATAGGAGTAGGTTTTTCAAATGACATTTTTATAATTTACAGAAATATTTTATTTTTTCATAGTTAAACTAGACAATTCTTGATCTCTCATTTGTTGCAATTTTTCAATAGTCATTTCTTGATTTCCATCACTTCGCCCTTGTTTATAATCGTGTTCATCTGTGGGTGTGCTTATTTTGTCACTATAATTTAATGGAACATAGTTATGCATTTGCCTCATTCCACCATTTCCTTTTGTATTTAATTCTTCAGAATCCATGTCTAAAAAACTATATTGGTCGGATACAATAGAACCTCCTCCTAAAGAAAATGCCATGGGCTCCATATTATTGCTTGTTGCTTGGCGAGTAATAACTTCTTGTTTTGGTTTTAAATGATTGTATATTGCATCTCCGTAAAGAACCGCATAATTTTGATTCAACAGCAACAATGCTGGAACCTTGGTTACATTTTCAGGCATAACAATTTTTTGACCGTTTTCTAAAACTATATAAATTTTATTGTCTGGTCCCTTGGTTCTTTTATCAATGCAAATAAAATGCAAATCCTTGCTTACTTGGCTTTTTGAAAGGGCTTGTAACAATTTTTTTGAATGCTCGCAAAAGTTGCTGTAATAGAGAATTGAACTCATTAATCTATATTAAGGTTATTGAAAGATTATTTTAACTCATTTAATAAAAAATTGATTAACAATATTAAATATTATTTGTTTAATATAGATACAATGAACCCGCGTATTGAAAAATCAACAGAAGACGGTGATACTCTTAGTTTCACGCTAAGAGATGTAAATGTCAGTGTGGCAAATGGTATTCGTAGAACAATTTTATCCGACATTCCAAGTGTTGTATTTAGAACCACACCAAACGAAGAAAATAAGTGCACAATTCTAGTAAATACAACAAGATTGAATAATGAAATTCTTAAACAACGACTAAGTTGCATCCCAATTCATATCAATGACTTGAAAATGCCTCTTCAAAACTACATTGTAGAAGTAAATGTGGAGAATCTTACAGACACTATTATGTTTGTAACTACTGAGCATTTCAAAATCAAGAATGTTACAACCAATCAATACTTGACAGATGCAGACCAAAAGAAAATCTTTCCGCCAAATAGTTTGACCGGGTATTATATTGATTTTGCTAGACTTAGACCTAAGATTTCTGACGAGATTCCCGGAGAAAAATTGCAGTTTACTTGCGAATTCTCTATTGGAACTGCAAAGCAAGACGGCATGTTTAATGTAGTTTCTACTTGTACTTATGGTTTTACACAAGATGATGAGGCGATTGAGAAAGAGCTTGCTAAAAAGGCTCAAGAATGGAAGGACCGAGGTATGTCAAAGGATGAAATTGTTTTTGAAACCAAGAATTGGACGCTGCTTGACGGACAGCGAGTTGTGAAACGTGATAGCTTTGACTTTACGCTTCAAACAATTGGAATATTTACAAATCAGGAAATTATTAGAAAGGCTTGTGATATTTTGATTGAAAAGTTGGACGCATTGAACACTGATATTGACACTGATGAACTTAAGATTAGTCCTTCTGACAACACAATGCCAAACTCTTATGATGTTATTTTGGTAAATGAAGATTACACAATTGGAAAAGTTCTTGAGTATTTCTTGTATTCCAAGTTTTACGAGGGAACAAAGTCACTTTCATATTGCGGTTTTAAAAAAATGCATCCTCACGATCTTGACAGCATTGTTCGCATTGCATATAAGGAAGAGCTAGAAAAGATGGCAATTAAACAGAACCTAAAGGAGTGTATTGTTGATGCCATATCAGTTTACAAGAAGATTCAAGACAAGTTTTAACAAAAGGCACAGTTTGTGCCAAATAGATAAATTCTTTATTCTTTTTTACAATTTTTCAAAAAAAAATACAATATATACATCATTATTATTTTTCAACTTATTTCAAATATACAATACACAAATAGTGTGGAACATTATTTTCGTCTTTATGCAATAACTTGAAATACCCAATTCTTTCAAATTCAAACACGCAGTCATCACCGCATTCCAATACATAGCTTTCAACAAATCCAGCGTGAATATTTTTTATAAGAGGGTTTTCTGGGTCTATGAAAACAAATTTTGCCGGAACGGCGTGATTTACAGAAAGCCAATGAATAGTTGATTTAACAGATTTGTCCTTTTTCAAATTACAAGCAGATACATGCACAATGTTGTCTATGATGTTCTCATAATTCACAATATCATAGAACTTTAGTCTAACCTTTTTATTTATTGGTGATAAACGATAGTAGTCATTGTCATGTTTCAGTTTAAAATCGTCGTTTTCTATATAAATTTCTTTACTGATTGTTGTAGTGTGACAAAACTCGGGTTTATTCGGAATGTGTGGATGATTGCAAATTTTTTCTTCGTCTAGATTTGTAATCATGCATTTGATGGGGTTTATAACCGCAAAACATCTAATCGCCGTAGGATTGTAATTGGCAATCAATAAATGATGAACGAGTTTCATAGAGACAACAGTTTTCACTTTGCCAAGACCTGAACAACTTGCAATAGCTTTAATGATTTCAGGTGTGTATCCTCTGGCGCGCATACCTCGCACGGTAAGCAAAGATGGGTCGTCGTAACCAGATACCTCACCATTCTCAATTAATTTTTTAATATTTCTTTTAGACAACGTGTTGTTTTCAACAGTAAGTTTTCCAAATTCATGGACATTTGCTGGAGATAAAACGCATCCTAATTTATTTAACGTGATTGCAGACCAATAATACAAATCACGCCGAATATAAAACTCGTCAGTACAATACGACGTTGTTACATTTTCAAGTGCGTCTACTATTCCATGACTATAATCATAAGATGGATATACGCACCAAGTTTCGCCGGTTTTGAAATGAGGAGAATAATTTATTCTATATGCAATTGGGTCTCTTAACGTGTGATTGTTGTTAGACATGTCTATCTTTAAACGAAGAACAGCCTCGCTGGCAGCATATTTTTTGTTCTTCATGTTTTCAAACTCTGCCAAATGAATCTCTGGAGGCATACCTCTGTAAACATTTTCAACTCCACAATGTCTTTCATCTTTAATTACATCTGGCGAGGAAAAGTCAACATAAGCATACCCGTTTTTAATCAAAATGCAAGCAAAATCAAACAATTTATCAAAATAGTCTGACGTGTAGGTAATGAGTCCTGGGTCATATCCAAGCCAATTCATGTCGCACACAATTTCGTTTACAAACAATTTACTTTCAGTTGATGGATTCGTGTCATCTAATCTTAAATGACACGAATTCCCTTCGCCATAATTTATCAACAATGATTTACAATGACCAATGTGCAGATACCCATTGGGCTCTGGAGGAAATCTAGTTATTGTGGGCATTTTATTAATGGACCTTGGGTTTGGGTTGAGACTATAAATTCTCTGAAAAAATTTTCAATTTTTTTAATGAACCATTTCAATCACTTGTTGAATCCACCTTGATAAAATCAACGTGTCTCTTTCTCAAACATGCATTCATTGAATACATTTGCAACGATGGATGCAAGCTATTAACATACTTGATTACAACAGTGTTATTAACATACTCATTATTTGGCTTCAACTCATCTACAAACATCTTATGCAAGTGAAACATATGCGTTCTAAAATGGTCTGGAAATTCTTTCAAAGGCTTTTCTTTTTTAATGTAACAACTAATATAATTTTGATAGAGAGCAAATGTAAATTCATGCATCTTATCGCGAAAATAAGAAAAATCCTTCTTATTCTCAGGGTAATACTTTAAAAAGTCACCAACCTTTCCCTCTCTCCTCAATGTCAAATACTGATATTGATTTTTAGGCTGATTACCGCGCAAATGTCTAACATACTCATATACTGGATTTCTCAACTTGGTTCTTTCAAGAGTTTTCTTATTTTTAATAACAACCCCAAGCGTTTCATATGATGTATTCATACTAGCATACTCATTTTTCAAATCATCGTAAGACGACCAATTGTCATAAACTTGAGGAAACTTAATGGACACATTGGACCATCCTTCGTAGCTTTTAACAAGACTTAGATCGTGAGACAATACATTCACTGTTCCATCGGCAGTATTTACAATCTCATACACTTCAACCAAGTACAATTGCGTGTCCTTAAATGGAACTACAATGCGATTGTCTGGATGCTGCAAAACAAAACTGTAACAATAAGTTGGGTTTAACATATTCAAATTAAAACCATTATTTTGCGCAGCTTCCAAAAACATTGCACGAAAGGTCTTGGCATTTTTCTTATTCTTGTAAAAGCTAACCTCCCCACCAACTGTGTTTCGGGTTGCAAATTCCCACGAGCCAGAGAGACCAGATGTCTTGTCCCAAAAGATATTAATCATAGTTCCCTCTACAAATTCCTCAGCAACAATATCATCATTTCGCTTGGGGTGATTATCAATAAAAGTAGTATAAGGCAATGATTTAGGGGGAGAAAAACTGACAACGTGATTAGCAGCATCAACAACTACAGATCTTAAAAGACCCACTGTAGGAATTAAATCAACTGCCATCATTTCTTTGTCATAACGAATAATGCTATATTGATTGTTATTTTTAGTAACATATGAGGCCCTATTAAATTTTGTAACATTAGACGAATCAGATGTTGATTCATTTAGTAGCATATTTTTAAAACCAGGAATATTGCCCAACTTATAAACCGATGTAGACATATCTCAATACATTATATTGCAATATATCTTTAAACCAATATTAAAATGTTTTGATTTCGGTTGGCATAATGATAAAAATTTCTACTATAAATATAGGAACAATATGTCATCATCGCAAAGTGTAGAAGAAAATGAAAAACCCACAACTCCAGAAAAACAAACCATAGATTTACAATTATCTGATGTTGTCCGTTTTGAGGCCCCATCAAATAAAATTTTGAATGACAAGACATTTATTATTGAGTATATAGACAAAAATGCTATTAAATTGGTGAATGTAGACGATTTGACTAGCTTAAGATTAAAAATAAGTGCAGATGGAATATTGGGAGACGGTTCCATTACATCCATATCTTTAATTGACCGCAATGAAAATAGTGGTTATGCTAGACAAAATAATTTGTTACCTGGAACATGGGTTGACATTCTTTTTGGTGGAGATGCGCCAGTTATTATTACAGGAGAAATAACAAATTTGGAAGAAGATATGATTGAACTTAAATCTTATCCAGAAGGAGATACATTATATATAAATTTTGGATACAAGGGTTTACCAGAAGATTTACCAATTGAAACAATAACAATTAGAGAGAAACCTGAAAAAATTCGCGAGGAAGAAAACCCCAAGTTAACTCAAGAATCTGATGAAACTATTCAGCCAATCCAAGACTTGGACGAAGATGTTTTAATGGAAAACAGAGAGACCTTATATAATTTACCGGCAAAGGATATTAAAGACACTGTGCGCGAATTCTTTGTTCGTGCAGATGAAATTAAAATTGGACAAGAGTTGGCTGCAATTACGCAAGTGGTTGACGTTGAGGAAAGCCAACAGCGATACAATATTTACTCGCAAACTGACGACTTACTAAATGAATTATTGTCTAATATTCCAAATACGCAGAGAACAAGCACTGTTTTAAATAATATTCATACAATGATTGAACGATTTAAACAATTGCGTGTTGAATTTTCAAATTTAGATGAAAATGGCAATGTTATAGGACCAATTGTTAAGACAGTTAATTGGAAACCTCTTGCTACAAATTTAATGTCATTTAAAACACTATTATATTGGTTATTACCTGTTGCAAAAAATGTTAAAAAGGTTTATAATATTAGCTCAAAAGAAGATACCAATGATTTTGTTGATATTGTCCCTCTCTCCATTGATGAAAACATTGGAGAAATGAAAAATATTTTTGACCGTTATAAATCAAACGACACACCATCTGAACAAAATAAGTATTTTAATTTAATATCGGAATTAAATCCATATTTAACACCATTTAATGAAACAAACGCCGAATCAACATTTGATGTTATTAATAGCATTTCAATTGCAAATGATTTAAGCGCAATTATAGACAATTTGGATGATTTTAGTTCATCTATTGTTGAAAATGACATTGTTAAAACAAAAAAATTTGTTATACAGCGTTATAATTTGGGAGTAAGTCGTCTTGATGCAACTCAAATAACTGGTAAAAAAATGATTTCTCACCGCGTTAATATTACTCAACCCGATATTTTAGAAGTTAAATCTATTTTAACACTCCCAGAACCTGCAGTTCGTTTTTCGCACATTAATCTCCCAGCAACGAGCATATATGAAAAGGCCAACTTGAATAACACATTTATTAATTACTGGGAGTTGTTAAATGATAATACTCGCGTCAATAAGGTTAGTGTAAGTAACTTGGAGACTGAAGATGAAGATACACCAGAGAGAAAATTTATGAATAGTATTAAAAATTATGTTTTGACAAAGACTGAAGGCGGAGAGAAAATGACTAGTCTTGAAATATACAAGAAATTTATACAGAAAATCGTCCCAAAAACTCGCGTGTTATTTAGTTTAATGAAAAAATATATTCATGGCCGACTTTCTCTCCATGATATTGTTGGATATCTAGAGCCATTCTTAGTTTATACCGATGATTTGACATTTATGCAATACAAAGAGATGAATATGTTTTTACAAGAAAGGATTTCCGAATACTACAAGTCATTTAAAGATAAAGAGAAAGAGTATTCTGCTATAAAGAAAAAAGCAATGAATATTAGTCTTCAGCCCAACGACAGAAGCATTGTATCATTGCTAACTGATAGAAAAAATTCAAATGAAGTTTTAAGAAGCTACGATTATGACCAGAGTGATTTGACATTAACAAGTTCTGAACTCTTATGGAAAATGATAACTACTGATTATTCAAATATTTATAATAATGCTCTAGCTTTGGCAAATATTGGAACTATGATGCCCGAAAATATCAGCTCTATTATTGAAAACATTGAAAAGGAAAAAAATAAACTTGACGAGGCTATTAAACAAGAAGAAAAAGATAATAAATGTATTAATATCGTTATATCAAAACAATATAAAACTCTTGAAGAAATTGCAGCTGATAACGACAAATTAACATACTTTGATAAAAAATACGACGACACTATGTATGGCATTTTAGACGATTATCAAAAGGAGCAAATATCTATGGAACCTCCAGCATTCAACGAATTCCTCATTCAAAAACTAATTAGTAAAAATAAAATTAGACCCGATGATGCACCATACATGGCGGAGACATTAATTACTGGTATGAAAAGAGTTGTTGATGGTGATTTTGCAATTCTTTATGATTTGGCCGACGATAAACTACTTTATTTTAAACGCGTTCACAATAAATGGCAACCAGACAAGACAATTGATGAAAAAACTGTTACCTCAAATCAATCATTGTTATGCGATTTTCAAAAAGACTGCATGGAGGTTGATAAAAAATACAAGGCTATTTGTGAAACTCAAGATTTGAACAAGCGCCATGTTACTGAAAACGCATTAAAAGAAATTATTAATCAATTTGACAAAAAGTATGACATGTCTAAGGAAAAATTAATGGAGTTATTAACTAAAAATTATGATTATGATATCAGTATAATAGAAAAACTCCACAATATACATCAATCTAGAATTTTTAAATACAATGCCGAGCAGTTTAAACTTGGTGTTGGTAATGACGATTTTGAAAAAGATGTTGTTGTGTCTCCTTATGTAAAGCTTAGAGACTTGATATTTGGACAACCAAATATAACAAATAAAAATAACTACATTGTAAGGTTTGCTATTCGTTTTACAAGAGAACCCAACCCAGAAGAATCTACAACTGAAGACGGGTTGCATTGGAGATATTGCATTAAAACTGGAGCAAAGTTGCTTCCGTCTTTTATGTATAAACTGGCAGTTTGCTGGACTGAGAATCCCAACAACTATATGAGAATAATGGATGAAATTATAAAGGATTGCGGTAAAAAGAGTGATGACGGAGATTCGTGGGTTGATGAATACAGTGGTTACGTTATTCGCACAGTTGACCCAGATGTAGATGAAGGATATGAAGAGGGCTATAAGGTTAAAACGAGAGAAATAATGGAGCAAGATTTGGGAGACGCATTGCTGAGCGCATCTGAAAAGCCAGTTATTAAAAAATATACAACACCTGAGACAAAAATGATGTCTAATATTGTTAGCGCATTGGCTGAACACATGGGTATTTTTATAGAAGATCAAAAGGAATTTATTATTAAAATTGCGTCAGAAATGATGCAAGGTGGCGCTCTAGTTTCCGAAGAAGACCATAAAACGCGAGTTGAAGATGCAGCCAAAAAGGGTAAAAAACTACCACCATATCTCTCTGTTTATAACAGCACTATATTGTATTTAACATTGGGTGCTTATTTGATAGGGGTTCAAACTGCAATTCCTTCAATTAAAACTCGTAGAACATTCCCTGGATGCGTGCGCTCATTTACTGGATATCCATTTGAAGGATCTGGTGATTTATCTTCTCTCCAATACTTGTCTTGCGTTGCTTATAAATTAAGAAATGAAACACATCCTTGGTCAGCTTTAATGCGAATGAAAGAGGCTGTAATATCTGAAAAAATAAAGGCGTTTATTGATACATATTACATAAACAATTCCGATGTTATGCAAAAGTTCAAGGATAAATTGGAATACTTATTAGTCAATCCTGAGAAGGACATTCCATCAGAATACGCATTAAATAAATGGACACAGTTTTTGCCACCATTAATCCCATTCAAACTTAAACCTATTACAAACATATCAGAGGACTTTAAAAAGGAATGCCTGCGAAATTTTAAGAGTGGGGCAACATGTCAACGAGAGAAAATTTTAATCATAAAATCTAAAATTATATTTTTCTCTCTAGCTCTTCAAGAATGTATTCAAAAAGTAGTAGATAGAAAGAAGTTGTTGTTGACAAATTCTGCAAAAGAACCGTTCTTAGAGAATGCGTGCTGCAGCGAACGCGGCGGAATTAGCACGATCAAGTATTTTATTGAAGAAGAGCCTGAAATTTTGGTTTATAATAAAATTGTGAAGGATTTGACTAATATTGTTGAAGATATTGACGCAGTTACAAAAGCACCAATGTTTTTTTGTAGAGAGAACTCTAAAAATATTTACGCTCCTTTAAGCGACAAATACAGTGACGAAACAATTTATCGCGCATTTATTGTATATTGCAAATTCAACTCAATTGTTCCAATTAGTCCTGAATTAGATGCTATTTGCGGTGGAAAGCCGGAGAATTTTTCAAAATCTGATTCCATCAGCGAGAAGATTAGAAAACTTAAACAAGAAGGGAAAAATTATAATAATGAATCTTTGCTGCGTTTGTTGCAATACATTGACCGCAAGAACATCGTAAATATAAACATTGATAGTCCAACTGTTACTCAAATACAAAAAATGCGCAATATTCTTGAGGAGATGGAGAGAGATGACGACAATGAAATTGTTTCCAAGGCTTTAAGGCAAAATATTGACAATGCTCTTGACACTTTTGACATTGCTGTCACCGAAGACACTGAAGAAATGCGAACCTTAAAAAATTATTTGGCAAGAGTTAATGCTGAAATGAATGTTGAAATTTACGACTTTATCAGCAAAAACAGTGGTATAACAAAACGAAAGTTGATGGACATAAGGGTCTTATTAAATACAGTTATGAAATGGGGTAGTTGTTCAGAAGACGCTCGTAAGGATTCTATATCTGACGAAAGCATGTATAACAACATACAGTTTGTCAAAAACTATATACATCAGTTTTTAGATGTTTTTCCTGAAACAATTATAAATAAAGTAGATTTTCAAAATGCTGTCAGTTTGCCAAAATACTGGAATTTATCTCAAAAGCATAATTCTGATATTAAAAACATAATTGGTGAATATTATAAAGACTTAAGACCCTTTTATGACGATAAAATTGTTGCAAATGTGTTAAGAAAGACTGCTGAGACAACTAAAAATTTATTAAATTTAGCACAAGATACACCTTATATGACGGACATAAATTACAAAGGAAATAAAACTTACTCTGTTTTTGATAAGAGAACAAGTGAATTATTGTTTGAGAACTATTTCTTACAGACATTACATGTTTATAAACGATTGGCTGAAGATAAAGATATGCTTGTTGTGGATTCTCCACAAGATAAAGACGAGAGAGAAATTGCGATAACAATAGAAAACATGGAAGAAGATGAATTGCATTTATCATCTAAAACAACTCCAACGCTCCTTTTAGGTAATATTAAAGACATGAAGATTAGAATTTCTAAATTGATGGTCGCATTTTTAACAATCATGTCCAATCATAAGGACATTGTTGATTTGAGTTACGACAAGATAATGGAGGTTGTTTTTAAGAGCAAGGAGAGAGAAAAAGATACATTTACTGATAGACTTCAAGCTATGACAGACGAAGAGCGCGACGCTGATACCATTTTAAAGATTAACAAATTGGGAGTTTGGAGTAAAGGTTTGCAAAAAGGTTTGACTACATATGTGAAGGAGGCTTATGATGAGGAACGCGACTATATGGAAAAAATTGCAGAGATTGAAACAAACTTAAGAAAAAATAAAGGTGTTACAGATGGAAATGTAGAGCAATTTTTAGAAGATTATATGGAAGATGCCGATGCAACTGAGGCAATTGATAGAGAAGAAAATGATATTGGTTGGTTTGCTGGTGATGATGCCGGAGAAGACTATTTTGGTGCGGAACAAGACGCCGACAATTGGCAAGAACGAGACTAACTGAAAAAAAGGCACTACAAAAAATAATTGCATAAATTAAATTAAAAGTTATGAAATTATTTACAGAATAATTGCTATACAATATATATATCATGAATTCAATGTATAGGTCTTATATTTCAAAGAATGTTACCCTTGTCAGCATTTTGTTATTTTTAGCTATTTTTATTACAATTCAAATTGGACAACCCAGTTTCTTGTACAGAGAAGATGGAAGTCTTCGCGACTTTGGCATCGGATATCGCAACAAAACAATTCTTCCCGTTTGGCTTTTAGCTATTGTTTTAGGCATTCTCTCTTATTTATTTGTTCTCTACTATTTATCTAAAAGTTCTTTATTTTAGAATTATTTATGAATAAAATAATGATATAAAAATATAATTGTAATATATATACCATGTTGTTTAGTGCTGTGTTATTATTTGTCTTAACTCTTGTTGGTGCAAAAAATGAAAAAAACGAAGGAAATTATTTACGAAAAATATCAAATAATATGAACCTTGAAGGTTGGAAATCATTCCCAACACCTGGTCCCAAAAAAGTTAAATCAAATCCAAACGCAAAATGCACATTGCAAACCTTTGGTCGTTGCAGCCCTGGCGAATATTGCAAAGGTATAGGTTATGATAAATATCAATGCACTACATGCCCAAGGGATAAAAAATGTACTGGTGATGGTAAAATGGGTCCACCTAGGTGATTTATGATAAATAACATATTTTAAAACCTTATATGTTATTCATCGCGTGATTTATTTTTTTACAGCGTGTAAACAGTTGCTTTTTGTTTGTCAGCGGCTGCAGTCATTTTTTCTTCTGTTTTCAAATATTGGTCTTGACTTAACTGCAATGTCGCTAAATCTTTATTGCATGGTCTGCTCATAATATTGTATTGTGTTATGGATATCAATAAAACGGCCGTGTAAATATACCAAAGTGCTTCTCCTATATTATCTCTTGTAACAACTGCATCTAATAATTGTTGTTTCATTTCAGGAGCACCATTTTGATATTGCTCTTTCATTAAAGGAACCAACATTGCCCAATACTCTACAAAATTTGAAGGTACAATTTGATTTATTAAAATGGACATGTTTCCACATAACTTAATAATGGCCTCTGCTGCACTCTTTAGGCTATTCTTCTTTGCAGGGTCAGTCTCTGCAGCATTTATTGTTTGATTCAAATCGGTATTTACTAATAACTCGGATAAAATGTTATTTGCAGAATTTGACACTGCAAAATATCCAATTACATTGGAAAATGCAGATTTAAACCCAGGAAACATCATTAAACATACCATTACTCCACCAAAAATGAAAATCCAGGGTATTAAAGTCATTAAAAAGGCTGAACCAATATTTTGCATTAAACTTCCTCCACATTTTGTTACCATGACGCTAGCATTTACTCCCATTTGTGTTAATACTACAAACAAGAAATATATAATTAATGCGGTATTGTTGCTGCTGCTATACGCTGTATATTGAGATCCAGTTGGGTCGTCATATACAGAGGCATCTAGTTTAGGTTTTAATAACATATAATAAACTAGTGTAATTAGTGCAAAAATTAATAATGAAAAAAAAGAACTGTCCATATAGATATTGTGTATAATTTATTTTGTTTTTATAACAGTAATTAATAGGTATTAACATGAATTTTGACAATTTTACTAAACCTACTTTAATAGAACCTGGCGTTAAATACTTTTTAAGTGAAACTTTAAAGCAATGCAGAATTTTTAAAATTACATATAATAATCTTCTAATTAATATTGCTTTAGGAGTAGGATTTTTACTCCTTTTAGGCACAATATTGTTTTTTAAATATAAAGGAAAACTTACTCCGGTAGAAAAAGATATGAAAAATAGGCAAAAACAACAGTACATTTTATCCAAAATACAAAATTTTCAAGAGGCTAAAAAACGAGCACATCAAGAGTTAATTACTGGATTGCCTCACTGGGAAACGGAATACGACGTTATTCACCGAAAAATAAATAAATAAATATATAGACATAATTTATAGAATGAACCAGGCCCAAAAAAATATTATAAAAACAGAGGAAGACGAGAAGAAGGATGCAGAAAAAAGAAAGTTTATTGATAGTTTAGACCAATATTATAGATATAAGGATAAGTATGAGAGCAATCTAAAAAAGGACAAGACCCAAATTATTAAACTTGAGGGGCTAAGTTGGAAAGAAAAAAGAGCTGAATACATGAAAATTAGGCCAAAATGCATTAACTGCAGACGACCTGTTGGATCTATTTTTTCTACTAAGAATCAAGAGGATGGAAGACATTTAATTGCTTTGTGTGGTGATAGAAAACAACCCTGCCCATTTAATATAAACATTAACTTGGGACTTGTTCAAAATATACAAGAAAACCTTCACAATGATGAAAATACGCTCAATGAATACAAACGAGACGTTATTATTGATAAAAATGATTTGTTATTTGGTTATATTACAGCTGAAGACGCTGTAGTAAAGTTTGATAAGTTAAAAGAACAAGTTACTGAATTCACAAAGGTATATGAGTTTACATTGGAAACTTACTTAAACATCGTTGATAATCCAGTTAAAAAGGCTGAATTAGAAAAACTACAGTTAGAATTTTATAATAACTTGGATAACTTTAATTTAATGATTAAACAATACAATGCTACGCAAAACACACAGTTAATTGTTGATGCAATTGAATTATATAAAAATACAATGGAGCCGAGGGCTAATGAAATTATGAATAAAAAATATGTATATAATGGAGTTGAATATAATGAAGACGATAACACATTTCATTTAATTCAAGTATCCGTTACCAGTGAAAATTTGGAGTGGGACCTGATGGATAAAGGACAAAAAGTGGTTTCTTTTAAAATTGGTGTAGAACCGGAAAAGAAAAAGCCTGCAAAGAATGTTGCCTTTTCTCAAGCAATTCCTGACATTAAATCTAAGCCAATTATTATGAAAGACGATGAAGAAGACGCGACAAGACCTGAAAAATTCAAATTAAAGCCTCAATTAAAACTCCAAGAAGAATCTGAAGAAGATGAAGATCACGACGACGGGTCGGAATTAGATTCTGACAACGACTCTTATGATGAACCGCCTCGTCCAAAAATTACAATTCACCCCAATTTACTTTCGGATGGAACAATTGCCGCAACAGAAGCTCATAG